GAGTAACTCATGTTACTCATCTGAGATGATGCAAAGACAAAACGCTTCTTATACTTACCAAGCAAATCAAAAACGTTTGCCATCATACGAGTGTTGTTATTAACAAAATCAAACGTATGCTGATACTTCTTCAGATATCTAGAACCACCTACATCAAAAGCAAGAACAAATACAAAGTCCGAATTCTTGATAGCACGATCAAGATTATGATTCGGAATCTGAGTCATATCTTCACCATGATGTCGAGCAATATCGAATGGCGTAACATCATGTCCTTTAGCAGAAAGGTGCTCAACGAGGTAAGCACCAATCTGTCCACTTGATCCCAATACTGTAACTTTCATCGTGCAGCAACCTGCTTAGCAATCCAAGCATAAGTCTTCCTAATACCCTCTTCAAGAGTCTGAGAGTAATCCCAACCCAGTTTTTCGCGGATCAAATCATTGTTAGAGTTACGTCCACGAACTCCAGTAGGCCCATCAATATGATTCTTTTCTACAGTCTTTCCAGCAACTGCAGCAGCAGTGTCTACCAGTTGATTGATAGCCACCATTTCTTCCGAACCAATATTAACAGGGCCCTCAAATTCCGAGTCCATCAACCGTCGAGTTGCTTCAATGCATTCATCAATGAACAGGAAGGAACGAGTCTGTAAGCCATCTCCCCACACCTCGATGGTTCCACCCATTGGCGAGAGCTCAGCGACTTTACGGCAGATTGCAGCTGGTGCCTTCTCTTTTCCTCCTTCCCAGGTTCCCTCTGGCCCAAAGATATTGTGATATCTAGCAACCCTAACAGGAATACCATGGTTACGACTAAACGAAAGGTATAGTCGCTCAGAAAAGAGTTTTTCCCATCCGTATTCTGAGTCTGGGTTTGCGGGGTATGCTGATTCTTCACGGCAGTCAGGGTTATCAGGATCCAGTTGATTGTGCTCTGGATACATGCAAGCGGAACTAGAGTAGAAGATCTTAGTTTTGTTTACTTCAGTCTTCTCATTCAACTTACGTTGCTCTTCCAGCAAGTTCAGATTGATCGTTGCAGAATTGTGCATGATGTCAGCATCATGTTCACCTGTAAAGATATAACCAGCACCGCCCATATCTGCAGCGAACTGATAAATCTCATCAAACGACTCAATATATCGATCTGGAACAGAATTGTAAAAGTTTCCACGATATCCTTTGAATTCAATGACTCGCCGGACAAAAGTTGGATCACGTAAATCTCCTAGGACAAACTCATTTGCCCTGGTAGAAGAAAATTCTGGTTGCTTAAGATCGACTCCACGAACCCAATAACCTTCGTCGCGGAGTCGTTTTACCATATGACTTCCAATAAAGCCACCTGCACCGAGAACCAGTGCAGTTTTTGTGTATTCAGACATGATAAATGAATTTACTTTAGTATTATATCAGATACCGAGTTTATATGCTATCTTCTCTGCAAGTTCTTCAACTCGCTTTTCTAGTGCAGCAATTCTAGCTGCATCTGCGCCCTCGCCACCACCACACTTTTCGTGTGCTTGTGCTTCAAGTGCTTGAAGTCTTCCTTCAACCTCAACGTCATACTTAGACATTGCTGCACCAGAAGCAGATTTCGCTGCTGTTCCTTTTGTTGCCATAGTAATCAAATAATTCTATGTGACTATTTAGATACAACGTCTCTAACGTAACAAGGGACACCTTCAGGATCCAACCACTTGGTGTATTCAAAGTCATCCATAGCAGTGAGTAGTTGCATCTGATTGTCCAGCAAATACATGTCGCTGTATCGCTTAGTGTAGTAATGTGCTTTCTGAATACGATAGTCTGGATGTCCGTTCTCTAGGACACCAGACTCAACGTAACGATAGGGGAAGCGTTCGAGAAGGACTTTCATCATGACTCCATGTAAATGTAGTTACTACGTTGAAGAAGTTTCTTATATACGGAAAGAGTTGCATCTTTTTTCCAATACATATTTTCTTCTTCGGCAGTATCAGAAAACCAGTTTTCAGGATTATCTTCTGTTACATGATCAATGTATGTAAGAAGAGCATTAATTTCATCAAATGACAATTCTAAAGTTTGATTTGGTACTTTCATTGAACTTCGATGGTTTCGAGATCATTATACACGTATTCCATCAGGATGTCATAGTCATCCATGGGATCACCGGAAAAAACCACACCGCTGTTCTCATAAAACTTGCGGACTTTCTTGAAAAGTTTTGGATTCTTCACATCGAGAAAGAATTCTCCATTTGCTGCGCTGCGGAGAGTCTGTACGTCCTTCTTGAATTTGCTAGTCAGTGTCATTGTCTTGTGTGTTGACGAGTCAAGTATAACTGACTTATGTATCTTTGTCAATAGGGGTTGCGAGGATCGAACTCGCCTTAGGCAAATTATGAGTTTGCTGCATTCCCAGATTGCTAAACCCCTTGGTAGGACTGTCGGGAATTGAACCCGATTCTTGCTCTTATAAGGAACAGGCCTTAACCAATAGGCGACAGTCCCTCAAAGTCCTCTGCAGGTATCATGACTGCAGTATTTTTTCCATTTGTGATTGCAATGTGCTCACCATTTTCTACACGGGTGATCATTTCATCCCAGCGTTCTTGAAATTCTTCAACCGTGTAGGTTTCCATTACTTACCAACCAGAGCAAACAAACCATGCGAATAAAATCCTAGAACAATAGAACCCAAGATCGCACTTATAATTGTAGCAGTTTTGTTGTGTTTGTCAATTGCTTTGTCAATCATTTCCTGACACTGTTTTTCTGTAATATAGTGCTCGGGTTTGATCTCATCCATCCTGTGTGACATTAGGTAGGTTACTCATGGGATCAGGTAACCCGCTCACTATAGCACATGCTCGTTTATAATACCAGTTATCTATTGTTCCGTTTTCCTCAAATACTTCTTTAATTCTCACCCAGTTAGCGTATTCGTCGGGGTGCATTGTAGTAATGTGTAACAGTATGATACTAGTTAGACATTTAAGTATTTCTTAAGGTGTTGATATCAACATAAAGGAAGGTATCGGATTTGAACCGATGGAGGTTTTACCCTCTCTTGTTTTCAAGACAAGTGCAATAAGCCGCTCTGCCAACCTTCCGTTCGTTATCGTTCCAGTGCCTTATGGCATTTGCAACGATTGCAATATTGGTAACCATGTAAGACACAAGAATAAAGGTGCGTATGCAAGCAATAATATCTGCTTCTCTGTCATCTCGTCCATCTTTACGTCCTAATGCTTTTGCCCAAATTCGCCAAAGGTTCTTCATCTAACATCAAAATCTAACTTGCGAACCTTTCTCTTTCTTCTCTGCTCTTGATATGCAAGATCTTGATTAGAAAGAACTTTGTCTGATAACTTTTTTTTATCAGAATTAATCATAACAACCTTGCTAAGATCCTGTGCAGAAACTTTGTCTCCTCGCACAGACATCATGTTAGGACAACCACAGACTTGAGTTTTATTATTACTACAAAGTTCTGTGTTGCATTCTTTGCATCTGACGGTAATCATTTTTCATAGTCCTCCTAGGGGAATGCTTGCTGACGGGATCGAACCGCCGACACCCAGAATGTAACTCTGGTGTTCTACCGCTGAACTAAGCAAGCAAAGGATCCTCCACCTGCTCTACCATCTGAGCTATAGAGGAATGGGGTGCCCGCTGCGTAGGACGGGCAAGCGGGTGACGGGGATCGAACCCGTGACAAGAGCTTGGAAGGCTCACATGTTACCGCTACACCACACCCGCAATATCAGGACTTACATAAGAGAGGAGTGGTGGTGGGACTCTCTTAATGCCTAGCAGGTACGGTAGGACTCGAACCTACAATCTACCGCTTAGAAGGCGGGGGCATTATCCATTATGCTACGTACCCAGAAAGAAGACTTAGATTTCTGACTCAGAATTCTGAGTTGTGTCTTCGAGTACAATATAGTCCATTCCGTCCATTTTGTCAAGATCGAACCATTCAAACCATTCATCCATCAGGGCGAGTCTATCGTAGATATGTTCAACAGACTCTGTTTCAGACATCTTTTCGATTCGGGTGATTGCCCAATCACGGGCTTGCATCACCACATCCGTTTCCATTTCCATAATAGTCTTTTCGGAAGTATCTGCTGAGGATGTTACTATTGTAGTATTTGGGAACTCCGTTGTCAAGGGACTCGGTAAGGACTCCGTTGATGAAGAGCTGTCTGGTTTCTTCAAAATTAGTTTTGCCCTTCGTCTTATGAACACTGATAATAGTTCTGCTAAAATTTTGTTTGCCGAATTTGATAATGTCTTCCTTAAGTTCTGGACAAGAACCATAATACTTTTTCCAATCAGATTCCGATTTTACTTTTCTTTTTTTACCTCTTGGAGTTCTAAACTGCCAGAAGTATTTCCTACCGATGTATTGGCGATTGTTTGAGAGATTTGTAATGAGATAGACAAAACCGAAGTTATCGTCAATATCCTCAGATAAAAAAGGTGTTCCCTCAAAATACCAGGGATTCTCATAGTCACATTCTATACTCATCAATAGCGTCTAGCACCATGTTGACATATTTATGTGCTAAACCTCTTGCTTCTTCTCCATACTTACCTTCTTCCCAGTAGAGTTCATTTTTAATTTTCTCTACTCTTGTTCTAATCTCTGCAACAGTAATTTGATTACGTGGCATACAAGGGGATATTACTCCCCTTATGTATAGCAATAATCAGAGTTGGAAACCACTGAATGTGTCCTTTTTCACATCCTGCTTAATGCCACCAACCACATAGGACTCTACCTCTGTCTCCTGAGGGGCAACCTGAAGTCCCTTAGAGGAGATCCAGTGCTGTGTCCAAGGCAGAGGGTTAGCAGATGCGGGAATATCATACTGTGGTTTGAGTCCGATTGCTTTCAGACGACGATTTGCAATCCATTCAACATACTGCTGAAGAAGTTTATCATTCAGTCCGATCATTGAACCATCCTTGAACAGATAGTCTGCCCAACGCTTCTCTTCGTTGACAGCACGATCAAACATCTTGTACGTCCACTCCTCCTCTTCTTTCATGATCTGCTTCATTTCAGGATCATCACCTGCTCTCCACTTGTTCAGAATATTCTGAGTGATTGCTAGGTGTTGGTTTTCGTCTCTTGCGATAAGAGAGATGACTTTAGCTGATCCTTCCATAAGCTTAAGTTCACCAAAGGCGAAACTACAAGCAAAACTAACGTAGAACCGAATACCTTCAAGAATGTTAACGTTTGCGACTGCTCTGTAGAGTCTACGCTTGACATCTTTGATCTCCCATTGTGCGGTAGGTGAGTCTCTAAAATCTTCCTTCCACATCTGTCCGTTGCCCCAGTTCTGGGCACCGTTGATAAAGTCATCATATGCCTCTGTAACGCTGCTAGCACGCTCCAGAATACGCTTGTCGGTGACAATCTTATCGAATACCTCTGAGGGATCCGCATAGACGTTCTTGATGATGTAGGTGTAGGAGCGACTGTGGATCATTTCCATGAATCCCCAGACTTCCATACACGCTTCCAATTCAGGAAGAGAGCAATAAGGAATGAATGCCATTCCAGGCCCTCTACCCTGAATAGAGTCAAGCATGATCTGATACTTCAGATTAGAAGTATAGATATGCTTCTGCTCCGGACGAAGAGTTTGATAGTCCCCACGATCTTTCTGTAGAGACACCTCTTCGGGACGCCAAAA